AGAAGCTACAGATACAGCACCTTTAACATTTAATGTTCCTTGTGCTGAAGTATTACCCTCTATATGGAATGTGCCACCAACTGAAGCATTTTTAACAACACCTAAATTACCTGTGCTATTTGCTGTTGCAAAAGTAAATTCATCTGCTATTGCTAAAGTACCTGTAATAGAAGCATTACCAGTTATACCGAATGTGCCTCCAATAGAAGCAGCACCAATAACACTTAAAGTACCTGCATTAGCTTGATTGTTAGTGACTACTAATGTTCCACCTACAGAAGCATTTTGTCTAATGTCTAAAGTGCTTGTTCCTGATATACCACCTGCTACATCTATATCTCCAGTTAATACAAATGATCCACCAACTGATGCAGCACCTACATTGTCAAATCTATCAAGACCTACATAATCATTAGTAACTGTTAATGATCCTCCAACGGATGCATTTCCAACTGAACCTATTTCATCTTTAGCAATAATAGCATTTGTTACTGTAAGTGTTCCACCTACAGAAGTATTGCCTATAGCTTCTAATGTTCCTGAGTTTTCTTGATTACCTGTTACTTTTAAAGTGCCACCTACAGAAGAATTACCTTTAACTGCAAATGTAGATGCTCCTGATATAGCTCCAGTAATAGTTGTAGCACCACCTACTGATGCTGCACCTTTAACATCTAGTGTTCCAGCACCTGAAGCATTTCCTGTTACTGTAAATGTGCCACCTACAGAAGTGTTACTTATAACACTTAAAGTAGTACCTACAGAAACAGAATCAGATATTCCTAAACTTCCTGTTACATTAGCTGTAGCAAAATTAAATGTTCCACCTATACTTAAAGACCCATCTACAGAAGCATTTCCACTAACTCCTAAACTACCTCCTACAGAAGCAGCACCTACTACACTTAAAGTAGAACCCAAAGTTACTGCTCCAACAACATTAGCTGCATCAGCAGATATATTATCTAAGTTAGCAGTACCATCAAGATACAAATCTTTAAATTGTTTAGCACTACCACCTAAGTCTAAAGTATTAGTAGTTGCTGGAGATAAAGCTGTAGCACTAATTTCTAATTGTTGTGCTGGGCCAACTTTTACAATAGCTGCACCTTCAGCAGATGTGCCATCATGTGAGTGTCCATCTGTTTTAAATGCATTAACTATTGCATCAAATTCACCATCTAAATCTGATGCATTAATTACATTACCATCAGCAATATTATTGCTGGAATCGTTTCTATTGTAGCCTGTACCCATTTTAAATTACCTCGTTATTATCGTCTATCAAAAGTGCCATATTCTAATGTTGCAGCATCTAAAGAATATGAAGGGTTTGAATCAGTAGATGAAAACAATACTGATACGTTAAATCCTGATCCTACTGTTTGTGCTGTAAATTTCTTTTTTAATCTACCACCATATACTGCTGTACCATAAGTAGAAGTGCTTCTACCATATACACCTGCAACTCCTGATGTTGTATTAGATAGTGCTATTGATGCTGGTTGCACACTACCCTCTTCATTTAAATCAAACTTTAATCTAGCTGTAGTATCAAAACTACCTGAAGGCTCTGTATATAAATGTAGTTTAAAAATAGTTTTTCTAAACTCAGGATCACTTAAAGCTACAAAAGGTGATGCAAATGTAGCTTCTATAGCAGTACCATCAAAAGTATTAGTTGTATCCATGTTATATACAAAACCATTTGTATTTGCAAATACTATTGTTTCAGTCTTAGCTTTATAATTACTATCTGCAACAAATGCTTTAAACCCTCTAGTTTCTGACCAACCAAACATAGAACCTTGTGGCCCTGCTAACTGTGTTCCTATAATACCAGTAGCAGCAGAATCACTAATATTAGAATTAAATCCTAACAATCTATATTGAGATTTATTTTTTATAGTTACACTCATAAAAGAATCATTAGAACTAATAACATCTGTTACTTCTTTTTGTATAGTTTTTGATATAACTGCTAAATCAAAATCTCCTACTTTATCTGATCCACTTAAAGATCTAATACCATCAGGCCCAAGAAATACTACATCTCCTGCAACCTCTCTAATAGTGTCTGAATCTATGCATCCTATATTTCTAGTTACAGGTTGTAAAACAAAATCAGCTATAGTATTACCTACTAACCTATCAATTTTATTTTCACTAAATATAATTAGCTGATCTCTAAAAGCAATTAAACCTGTTATATTAGAACCTACACTTATATTTCCAGCACCATTACCTGCATCAAAATCATTATCTGTATAAGGTGCAGTAAAAGTTAATACATCTCCTTTAGCAAAAAATAATTGATTCTTATATGATGCTGTATGAGATGCACCTAATACATCATCAGGTGCTCCTGTTAAAGGTGTATAAGTAGTTCCATCATAAGTAAATGGATAATTAGTACCATCTACACCTGCTATCTTCTCTGTTGTACCTATTCTATATTTAGAAAATCTATTTATATTAGTAGCTGCATTTACTTTTGCTGCTGTTAAAAATGTTATTACAGCATCATCACTTGGGCTACTATTTAAATCAGGTGATATAGCTATTGCTGATTCACCTGCTGCATTAACTGTAGGTTTAGTTGTTACTGTATAAACTAAAGCTACACTTGCAATAGTAAATGTATCTCCTACTTGTGGTGCTGATGTTAATCCATCTACATTTAAAGTTCCACCACTTTGACTACCACCATTTACTCTAGGTACTCCATACTGACTTACATTTATTTGTGTAAATCCTGAACCTGCTGAACTATAAACATTATTATTTCTTACTGCTATAACTGTTGATTCCCATGCAGCTAATCCATGTATAGCTTCATTAGAACCACTAGTAAAAGTTACATTAGCTTGATCAGCAGGGCTACTATCTAAACTAGTAGTTAAAGTAAGTGTAGCTCTTTTAGTTGTACTACTATAACTTACACCTCCTGATGCTACTGTGTATGTACCATCTACTCCTGTTATTGTTAAAGTATCTCCTACTACAGGTGTAAAATGTACATTCCCTATTATTAATGTTGTACCTGATTGACTAGCCCCATGTACTTTACAAACATTAAAACCTGGAACTACACTACTATCAAACTTATTATAACCTAATATCTTTTTATAGCCACCCTCTACTGAAGGTTCAAAGTTTCTTAATATTCTAGCAGTACCTGGTTGCTGTATACCATGCTGTAAAGGTGCTAGATTACTTATTAATCCACCTTTAAACTCAAAAGCATATGTTTGTAGATTATCAGGCATTAAGAAGCCAATCTATAAACATATGTACTACGTTGTGTTCTTGTTAACATAGTTGATCTAACATAAGTATTTTTATTAATTAAAACAATTCTCATGTTTTTTAAACCATCTTTAAACTTTTTCTCTGCAACCATTGCATCTTGTGTATTGCCTCTAAACATATAGGCATAATGCATAGCACCATCAACAACTACATTTCTATATATCTCAGGTATCTTAGGCACATCAGTTGAATCTATTAAATCTGTACTAGTTAAATAATATTCATATACTAAAGTATAAGCTTTATTAGGTGCAGGTGATAATATATATTCTAAACCATGCCCTTTAGCTACATATACAGGAACACTTCTTAAACTTGTATCACTTGTATACTCTTGTTCAACAAATCTATCTAAGTATTCTTCATAAGTTAATACTTGTAACTTTTGTGTTCTATTACCTAATGTAGTATCTTCTTTAACTCTAAAACTTTCAAAGTCTAAAACAGTAGCATTAGCAGGAAAACTATACCTAGTAATACCAGCAGTTAAAGTATCTTCTTGTTCAACAAAGTTATAAGGCCATTCAGGATACTCTTGATCTATTTCTTGTATTGCAGCATTAACACTATCTTTAACTTGTGAATAAAATCCTACTGCACTAGCAAAATTAGAACTAGTAAGTTCTACTTCATTAAGTCTACGATTAACTTCATTAACAAGTCCTAAAAAATTATATGCCATTATGTTTCCTTAATAGGAAGTAATACTGTTCTTTCAGCAATTGTTCCAGTTGTATCTGTTATTTGACAACTAAATTTATATTTAAAATTATTAGTACCTAGTGCTACATTTATAGTAGCTACAGTATTAGTGTTAGATTTACCTACAAACTGTATTCCATTTACTACATCATTAACACTAGCTAATTCAGTTTTAGTTCCTGAAGCATTATCAACAAACCAAGTAACAGAACTAATAGTAGCTTGATCATTTAAATACCTTGACCAATCCATACTAAAGTCTACTGTTTCATCAGGGTCTTTACTAGGCCATGTAAACATATTAAGCTACCTTTACTGTTCTATCTGAAGATGTAGTTGATCTATGTACATGAACTGTTCTACGTCTTTCATAGTTATCAGCTACTGCTGTATAGTCAAACTGTGTTGCAGTAATACTTTCTTCACCTAATGATGATGTTGCTTTAACTCCATCAGGTATAATAGTTCTACTATTTATAGTTCCATAAACAGATGTACCATATACAGCAACACCATATACTTCTCCTGTACTATCTATTAAAGTAACTGTAGCCATTCTTAATCAATCCTTATAATAGCTGTAGTACTATCTGCTGTAGGAAAACCTACTATAAAATCAGCAGTTGTTGTTGTTTTATCTGCACTAAAATCCAATACACATACAGCATTAGTAGTGTCAGATGTACCACTTGTAGTTGTGTTATATACTAAAGCACCTCTTACTGTTACAGAAGCATTAGTAAATGTAGCATTATCAAAACTAGTAAATGCTACTGTACCTGATGTAGTAGCAGTCTTATTAGTTAAACCTAATCCACCACTTGTATATCCTGCACCTGCTACTTCTCCACTAGTAGTATAACTTGTAGTACCTGCACTTAATGCTGCACCTGCACTATACAAAGCAATTTTAAAAGTATGTCCACCAGAAACAGAAAAGTCATGCTTACCTTCAAGCAATTCTTTTTTAAATGATGTACATAAAGCTTGTGTTATTGCCATTACGTTACTTTCAAAAAAAATGGGTAACCCTTATAGCAAGAGCTACCCACATATCAACAATATAGCATTAAGCTAATTGGTCACGATCTACTTCGTCAGGCCCAAGATCATTAGAAATATCTTGAACTACTGCAAAGGCACGGAATACACCTGTTGTAGGTAGTGCTGTTGCTTCGGTATTTCCTGCACCGATAGTTAGATCTAATGTTAAATCAGAGCCAAGTACAACAGGTTGATAAGCAGCAGCCATTTGAGTAATTGTACCTGTAGCAATTGCTGATCCCCAATCTACTCCATCAACAAATACATTACCATCTACAGTTTCAATACCTAAATCTACTGTATACTTACCATCACCTTGTGTAACCATTTCAAGTCCTGCTGCATAAACTATTGATTTAGCAGGAATATCTAGAACTTGAATTACGTCTGCTGATCCGATAGCTGAACCTTTAGTGGTTGTAACAGTTGCTAAATTAACATCTGTTTCAATTTTGTAAGGCATCTTACGGATAGCTCTTGAAGGATGTGTTCCTCCATTTATACCACTTGATTGATCTACTGTAGCCATTTATTTTCTCCTTTAAGCAGCAGTATTATATTTAGCAGTAACGATTGCTTCAGGTCTTAAAATCTTACGACCATAAAGATGCATACCACGAACGATATCAGCAAAGCTGTCAGGATCTCGATAGCTTTCTGTCTTAGTAATCTGTTGAGCAGTAGCTACAGCAGATGAATGTCCAGCAACAATAACACCAAAGTTGGCATTTTGATTAGCTGTACCTGTTGTTGAAGAACCTGTTCCTACTGATGGAAGGTTGTTTGAAACATAAACTTTAAAGCCATGTAAATTATTCAACACTAATCCATTTTGTAAGCCTGATCCACCAAAGTCTGAGTCAAACAATCTGCTATCCTCATCCTTTAATATTTCAGCAAATACAGGGTCAACTACTAACCATCTGTTTGCTGTATCAACAAACTGAGTATCAAGTAAACGACTCATACGAGCTATTACTTGTAAAGGTGAAGCAGTTGCATCTGGTACTGAAGTAGCACCTGGCAAACGTGAAGCTATTGGAATAGAATGATCATCAGCACTACCAGTAGTAATGTTAGCAAAACTACCTTTTTTTAGTTTCATTGTAGTTAAAAGCTCATCATCACCTGCTGTGGAAACAGCATTAGTGC